ATCTGCAATTGCCTCCAAATTAGGTGTATCTGACACGGTAGAAGAGGTAGCCAAGGCTATTGCAGGAGACCCTGCTGCTGCCGCTAAGTTGCAAGAATTGGAACTGGAATACGCAAAGATGGATGCGGCTGACCGTGATTCAGCCCGTAAAGCCTATGCGGAAGTAGCCACAAGCCAATACGCAAGTGACTTGGACAAGATGGTTGTACCAATCCTAGCGCTTGGAGTGGTTGGTTTGGCGTTCTTTTTGATTGGGATTTTGATGTTTAAAAACGTCCCAACAGACCAACAACAGATTATTATTTTTGCATTAGGGTTTATCACTAGTGCCGCTGGTCAAGTCCTTTCTTTCTATTTTGGCTCCAGCCAAGGCAGCAAAGACAAGACCAAAGAAATACAAGAAATGTTGAGGAAATGATATGCAATTAAGCGACCACTTTACCCTTGAGGAGTTGACCCACACAGACCATCGTGAATTTGACAATACACCTAATGAGGCTGAACTTGAAAATATTAAAAGACTTGCCGCATTTCTTGAAGAAGTTAAATCCATTTTGGGCGGGAAACCCGTTATGGTTAATAGTGCTTTTCGCTCTAAACTGGTTAATGATGCTGTGGGTTCTAAAGATACTAGCCAGCATCGGGTTGGCTGCGCTGCCGATTTACGCATCCCTAGCATGACCCCTGACGAGGTTGTCAAAGCCATCATTGCATCAAAAATAGGCTATGACCAAGTTATTAGGGAGTTTGACCGCTGGACGCATGTGTCTATCCCCAATGAAAAAAATAGCACACCTCGCAGACAAGCGTTGATAATTGACAAATCTGGAACTAGACCCTACGCTTAATCATGCCACTAAAGAAAATCATATTCAAATCAGGCGTTAATCGGGAAAACACCCGCTATACAACTGAGGGCGGCTGGTATGAATGCGACAAGATTCGTTTTCGCCAAGGTACGCCTGAGAAAGTTGGGGGTTGGTATCAGACCTCATCAACTACCTTTCTAGGAATATGCAGGGCGTTGTGGAACTGGATTACGTTAGGCAGTTTAAACGTCCTTGCTGTTGGAACAAGCCTTAAATATTACATTGAGAGTGGCGGTGCGTATTACGACATCACACCGCTACGCTACGCAGAGTCTTCAACAAGCCTCACCAACGCCTTTGCTGTTACCAACACCTTAAAAACAGTAACTGTTACTTGGGCTGGTTCAGATTTGTCTACTGGAGATGTGGTCAATATCTCTGGTTGTACCACTCCCGTTGGGGGAGTTCCTGCCGCAGACTTTAACAATCAATTTACCGTAACAAGGATAGGTACAAATACCTTCCAAATTACCGTTGCTACAGCCGCAACTTCCACAACAAGCGGGGGCGGAACAGTAGCAGTTACCCTGTTTAAATATACGGAAAGACTAACTAACCCCTTCCAGTGCTACCTTAATTCAACCCTCATTACAGTCACAGACTCCGCTCATGGTGCTATCACCAATGACTTTGTGGACTTTACGTCCACCAGTACATTCAATGGCGTGACCATTACTGGTTGGTATCAAATTGTTAACGTTATTGATGTCAATACATACACCATCAATGCGTCTACTCAAGCCAATGCCAATGCTTCGGGACAAGGCGGTACGGTAACGGCTCAGTATCAGATTAATACTGGACCTGATTTTGCCGTGCCTCTTTCTGGCTGGGGCGCTGGCGCTTGGGGAACAGGCTCTTGGGGCTATGGAACTACAGCAACACAAGACTTGAGACTTTGGTCTCAGTCAAACTTTGGCGAAAACTTGGTGTTTGCACCTCGTGGCGGTGGTATTTATTACTGGGTAGCGGCTAATAGCGTGAGCAATATTGGATTTAATATTGCAACCATCTATGGCGCAACCGATGTTCCAACGGTTCAAAACTACATAGCCATTTCAGATACATCCCGTTTTGTGTTTGCTTTTGGATGTAACGACTATGGTTCTGCCGTCCAAGACCCTATGTTGATTCGTTGGTCAGACCAAGAATCCATCTCCAACTGGACACCAGACGCAACCAATCAGGCTGGCAGTCTACGTCTTTCTCATGGCTCTTACATCGTAACTGCCATGCAAGTGCGTCAGGAGATTTTGGTTTGGACGGATTCAACCGTCTATTCCCTCCAGTACTTGGGAGTTCCAGCGGTATGGGGTTCTCAGTTACTGGGAGACAACATTTCAATTGTGGGACAAAACGCAACCGCCCTAGCATCTGGCGTTGTGTACTGGATGGGACGAGATAACTTCTATCGTTACGATGGTAGCGTCAGCACCCTAAGTTGCGACCTCCGTCAATTTGTCTATGGGAACATTAATCTTTCCCAAGCATCTCAGTTTTTTGCTAGTACAAATGAAGGTTTTAACGAGGTATGGTTCTTCTATTGCTCGGAAGGAAGCGAAGCAATTGACACCTATGTGGTGTACAACTATCTAGAACAAATCTGGTACTACGGCTATCTTGGACGTACCGCATGGCTTGATACAGGCTTACGCAACTACCCAATAGCGGCTACCTACGCTTATAACTTGGTTTATCACGAGTATGGAGTCGATGATGGCACGACCTTGCCAGCAACGGCAATTGACTCCTACATTACCTCATCTCAATTTGACATTGATGATGGTCATAACTTTGGTTTTGTCTGGAGAATAATCCCTGACTTAACTTTCCGTGGGTCTACTAGTGATAACCCTAATGTGGTTATGACTCTGTACCCATTGCAAAACTCAGGCTCTGGATACAACGACCCATTGTCTGAAGGCGGTAGTGCCTATGCCACTGTTCAAAGGACTTCAAATGTAACCGTAGAGCAGTTTACGGGAACAATCTATGTGCGGGTGCGTGGTAGACAGATGGCGTTTAGGGTACAAAACAATAACCTTGGCGACCAATGGCAACTAGGCGCTCCTCGTATTGACATCCGTCCTGACGGAAGACGAGGCAATACATGAGTACAAGGATTGATATTCCTGCCGTACCCAATCTGCCTCTTCCCCAAGACCAGTTCAGTAAGTTATATCTAAACCAACTTACCAACGTTCTTAGGTTGTATTTCAACCAATTAAACAATTCTGTATTTGAAATCAATAATTTACTGAATGAATTTGAAACTGGAGGCGGAGGCTCTGTCTTGAGTTTCCCATATGGGGCGTTCTCATCTAGCGTCACCCAGTCAACAACGGCTAACACAGCCACATTGATGACGCTAAACACCACAGATTTCTCCAATCAGGTGTCTATTTCCAGTTCAAAGATTACTGCCGCTATTGCTGGAATCTATAACTTACAGTTCAGCGCCCAAATTCAAAACTTAGACAACGCTCCACAGGATGTGTATATCTGGCTAAAACAAAACGGTACTGATATTGTTGGCTCTACAGGCGTAGTTGGCATGCCAGCCAGAAAGAACCCAGCAGACCCATCCCACGACATTAAAGGTTGGAACTACTTTGTCAGTTTAAACGCTGGTGATTACATAGAAATTTACTGGTCTACCACTAACGCCAGCGTAACCATTCCCTACTATGCGGCATCTGGCTCACCAACAAAACCCTCAACTCAGTCAGTTGTTGCTACACTAACGTTCGTGTCATCACTATAAGGAAAAGCATGGACTTTATTGAACTGTTTAACAAGGTGGCTAGGGTAGTAAAACCAGCCCACCACGACTACATCCCAATTGAAAACTTAGACGATGACCTCAAAGCAACGGGTCTAGATAGCATGGATGGCATGATGATGAGCATTTATTTTTGCGACATCTATGGTATTCCCGATGAAATAGGCAAGGAAATGACGTTTAAATCGGCTAGGGAATGCTGGGACTTTATTGAACTGCACAAGACTAAAGAGCCTTCTGGCTCTGTTGAAGAAGCCATCAAGGGGGTGGATTGGTGATTTACCTTACCGAAACACGCACAGCATGTACCGAAACGCTCGACTTAATTGACGAGTTAAAGCACTTCCCTCAACGGGTTCACTGGTTTCCAGAGACCTATAAGGGCAAAGATACGGGGATGATTTATGCGCCTCATCGTCTGGCTGAAAAAGTTTTGGATGGAGAACTACTCCGAAAACTACGGGAAAATCCTGTTCGGACTGCTTTTATTCTTGCTTCTGGAAATTCTCATTTTGCGGGAATAGAGCCTATAGATTTAGGAGAAACCCGACTTTCCTATACCTATAAGTTCTTGCCCTTGGCGTTAACCCAAGTCTATGCAGGGCGTATAGCCAGTTCGTGTGGCGTTACAGACCATATAGTTACCGATGCATCAGCCTGTGCATCTAGCCTCAAAGTAATGATGGATGTCTACAACCTAGTTAAGTTGTATGGCATGG